AGGTGGTAGCGCTGCCACTCGTGCATCGGCACTTCGTTGGCTCGTGCCAACAGTCTGTCAAGGTCAACGAAGGCAGGAGCGCTAGGGTTCGCCTGCTCCAGTGCCGCCCTGCGGCCCTCATCGGTCTCTAGATCGTGGCTGTCAGCGGCCGCCCACCACTCGACAAGGAAGGAAGGGTCAGCCACTTCGCCAGAGGCGATGCGCTTGGCGTAGGTCAGCATCCTGCCGAGCAGGGTGTTCTCGTCGGAGCCTGCCGTTGAGATGTTGAGTTCGAGCGCCTCTGCGCGCTTGGCGAGCGAGTTGGAGAGCACGAGATGCACGCGCTCTTTGTTGCCTGTCCATTCGTGCAGCTCGTCAGCGATGAAGCAGGTAGGTCGCCCACCGTCGTTGGTACCGGCTGCGGCTGCCACTCGGTACATCCGTCCTGGGCGATCCTTGATCAGGATCTCGGTGTCGTAGACCTCAAAGTGCGCGGCGAGTGGACCCTGCGTGAGCATAATCCGCGCAGTGCCGAAGAGCAGATCAGCCTGCTCAAACGACGCAGCAGCGATGGGGATGTTGGGCGAGCGCGGAGCCTTGGGTCCTGCCAGTTCAGCCAAGGCGATAGCGGCGAGCAGCTCGGTCTTGCCGTTGCCCTTGGGTGTGCCGAGCAGGGCGCGCTTGACCGTGCGCTTGTTGGTCGTGGGGTCGTACTCGTAGATCCGCCAGATGTAGGCACGCTGCCACGGCTCTAGCCTGAACGGCTCGCCAAACTTGTCGCCCTCACCGTGGACCAGATTCGTCTCAATCCACCGGCAGACCAGCCCACCCCAAGAGGGTGGCGGTGGACTACTGATCGGCGACGAGTAGAGCGGCCTCTTCTGCGGTGTCTTCAGCGGTGTCGGCTTCGATGTAGCGTGGGTCTGCTTCGCTGTTGGCTTCCGCAATCGTGGCGTTGGTGATCCTTGCATTCAGTTCCTCCAGGCTGCGAGCGGCTTCCCCATAGACGATGCCCAGTTGCAGCCCTGCTTTAGGGTGCAGACCGAACCGATCCTCCAGCTGCCGGATCTCGGCATCAACTGCTGTGCGCTGACGATACATCGGATTCAGGATCTTCTGCCCTTGCGAGCCTACGGTCATCGGCTCCTCACGCAGGTAGGTGTCCATTCGCTCGCGCTCTTCGTACATCGAGAAGAGCCGCTCAAGCGCAGGGTACTGCGCAGGCTGAACGACCTGAGCGAAAGGCGAAGCCCAGAAGATCTCCCACGACTTGACCCAGCGCTCGGTCAGATGAGCCGGTGGCGTAGGGATTGAGCGTGGATCAACCTCGATCTGGGGCAGCACGCCAAGGTCTTTGGTCGCTCGGTTCTGCCGTTTCTCGGCTGGTTTCTTGGCGCTCATAAATAAATCTCCAGACCCTACGCAGGCTCCACACCGTACAAGAGATAGACGAACTCGTCGCTGGGTACTGTAGCACGCACGCTTTCTAGGATTTTGACCGCCCTCCCCTAGAGCGATCACGCTTGGCAAAGCCCTTGCCCTTGAAGTGGACAGGCGTGGCTACCAGTTGCAAGATCATCCAGGGTCCACACTCGCAGCGCGGTCGGACTGGCTCGTAGCTGACTTGCAGTCTCTGCTCGATGCGGCCGCAGGTCGGACACTTGAACTCATAGAGCGGCATTAGGTTTCCAATCCTTCCCAGCCCAGTAGGGCTTGCCGTTCTTACGATCCTCTGTGCGGCGGCAGTAGCTGCACTCTCCGCAGGTCGGTGCGTCTGGCACGATGGCTCGCTCACACTGACCGCACCACAGCACCCTGCTACACGGTCGGCGCTTGCCAAGCCCACGGATGTCTCCAGGCTTGCAGAGGTGTTGGATCACTTCTTGGCTCGGCGTTGTGCGCGGTTGGCGATCTCTGTCTGCCCAACGCCTAGCCTGATCTTGCCTGACTGGATGGACTGGAAGAGCGGCTCCCACTTCTCGGCATAGACCTTGTCAGCGTCGTACTCGTCCATCGTTGCGGCTAGGCGTGCGCGGTCAACCGTGCCAGCCTTGGTGTCGGCGTAGTTGGCTTCTAGCGCTTGGTAGATCTCACCGACATTAGGGATGATCGAGAACGACTCGTGGAAGTCCTCCCAGTGGATCTGACCCTTGACGATGCGACCGTAGTCACGCACTAGCTCTGGCTGCGCCGTGTGATTGCTAACGATGACAGGGGTGCCGACTGCCTGCGCCTCAATGACAGGAACCCCAAAGCCCTCTGAGCGTGAGGCTAGGAGCAGCACATCGGCAGAGCGCGTGAGTCGAGCCAGTGTCTCTGCCGGTACGCCAGCGCGCATCTGGATTGAGTTGACCCAGCGGATACGGTCCTCTGGAGCGCCAAGCGCCTTCAGCAGAGGGATCAGGTTGATGCCGTCCATATGGCCCCACTTGTCGGTGTGCAGGTAGAGGTAGGCATCCTCACGAGAGACGGCGAACATCGTCCAGGCGTGAAGCATCTCAGGGAACGACTTGCGCTTCCCCTTGTTCATCGCCGTGATGATGGTCAGGTGCGCGTCCTCTGGCACTCGGAGCGTCTCGCGCATTGGCTGCACATCAACATTCCAGATCGAGCGGTCAATGGTGTGAGGGATGTAGGTCAGGCGATCTCGTGGTACGCCAGCCTGAAGCAAAAGGCGCTCGCCGTTCTTGCTCATCGCCACGATGTACTTGTTGCCACCCTTGATGCACCACTCCGCCACGCGGCGTGGCACAGGCGAGTGATCAACCGGCACCCAGCAGACCAGCGGCAGCTCGTGCCAGGCATCAGCCACTAAGGTCCACACATCGCAAAGGGTCATCCCAAAGGCTCCAGGCTCTCGTGCTGCTAGGGCGATGTTCTCAGGTCCTGAATCGTTGGCGTACTTCAGCAAACCTTCTGCGTAGATCTTGATGCCGTGCGACTCCATATTCACAGGAGCGCCATAGTTGGCAGCCACGCTGAAGTCGTGACCTGCCGCTAGTGCGCGGAGTCCGAGCTGCAACCCTTGGGTGGCGTAGCCGGTTGGCGCGATGATGTTGTTCGTGACCATAACGATCTTTGCCATTGAGTCCTCCTACTTGTGCTTGGTCACCTTGCCGTGACAGGTCCTGCATAGCGTCCTCAGCATATAGGTCGGCACGATCAACGCGCCACCCTCAGCCAGTGGAACGAGATGGTCGGCGGTCAGTGGGTTGCTTGGGTTGTTATCCCTCTGGCCGCACAGTTCGCAGAAGGGAACCTCTTTGCGCTTCTGGATCGAGAGCCTTCGCCAGTCTGGCGTGCGATAGGGCGATGGTCCACGGTTGCGCGCCCACTCGGTCGCCTTACGCGGTCCACAGACATTGCAGCGGTCACCGTGCGTGGTGAGTACGCCGCAGGTCAGGCAGGGGCGCTGCGTGCGCTTCACGCCTTTGGAAAGTTAGGGAGGCTCAGGTAGGGAGCCAAGATGCGAGCGAGATGCTCGGTTGCGCGTTCCTCTGCGTCCTCCAGTTGTGGCTCTAGGACTGCCCACGCCAACTTGCCGAGTGGCTCTTCCATCGTCTCGGTGACGCGCGCATATCGAGCAAGCACTAGGTGCAGCAGCTCGTGGGTCAGGATCAGGCGCTGCTTCTCTGGGGTCTGCGTCCAGAAGTCGTGGCTGACGCGAAGGTCAGCGGTTGGCTGCTGGGCGTGTGCGTCAATGTCTGCCCAGGCATCCACATCGGAGGCGGCCTCAACGATGGTGAGTTCCCACGAGTCAACGCCGAGCAGTACCTGTGCGTCGGAGACCCATCCCCTGAGTGCCACGAACTTGTCCTGCGCCTTAGCCATTTGCCCTCCTGTAGTGGTGGAGCAGGAGTGGAGTTGCACCACTCGTTCCTTGCTGACCGGCAATAGCCGTAATGGTCGTGCAAGCGTCTGCGCTGCCCCAGGTTAGACCCTGCCGATGGGAGGACTCCACCGGCAGGGCGAGTGACGGCAGCACACCAAAAGGTCGCGCCGTCGCTGACGAAGCGTAGCGCATCACTTTGGATTCCTGAGTGGAAGCGGAGAGACAGGTCGAAGCGGACAGCCTGCATCCCAACAGGTTGGATTGCGATCCTCGTCAGCGCCAGCGCAGTAGTTGCACATCCGCTCAACGGCAGTGACCAAGAGGCGCATTCGGTCAACCGGCATTACGCCAATGTTCCCAGCTGCGGCATCGGTCACCCACTTGGTGTCAGCGTCATCAACGAAGGTGCCGCCGTAGTAGCGCTCGCGCATCCAGTGAACGCTGCGGCCGTAGTTCGGCATCATCGTAAAGAGCGCGTTGAGTTTGATCCCTAGTGCTAGTGACCACGCCGTACAGGCGGCTTGGAACTCTCGTTGCTGTTGGGGTAGTTCACCTCGCTGATGGTCACCGCTAGCACGCCTCTGCCGAGCGGCGCGAGACGAGAGAACGCGGTTGGGGATAGATCGACGGCGCGACTCCTGCTGTTCCACGGTTTCTTTAGATCCCTCCTGCACAGTCCTGCGCACTCATCCCTCACTGTGACAATGACGCAGCGCGTCGGATCGTCAGCTCGGCACACCTTGATCTTGTATGGCTTCGCATAGTACGAGAAAGAGGCAACCGCTGCATACATCACCTGTTCGCCTCCACGGCCGCCCTGAGCCTTGGTCAAGTATGGACCACAGGTATCCGTCCTGCCTAAATACGACACGCCTCTAGGGCAGCGCGCGCCGTACCAAGTGGCGACACCGTGTGTCGGCACGCCGTGTGGCGTGAGGTCTGGTCCAGTGCTGCCGGTAAGCAGCGCTAGAGCCAGCAGGAGCGCTGTTATCTGTCTGTGTCCAGTAGGTCGATGAAGTCCTCAAAGTCAAGGATGATCATCGAGCGGCGCTTGGTGCCAGGTCCAGGTGCGTCGCCTACGACGAGCGCTGAGATCTGACTAGCGTTGCCATTCACCGAGCGCAGCCAACCGTCGTAGCGCTCCGAGTAGGAGCCGTTGCCCACCTTGCACTGGATGGCGATCCAGTCCGACATCACATCAACCTTGCCGCCAAACTGGCCGACGCGAGCGCCACCGATCTTCTCGGCGACCTCTCGCTCAAAGGCGTTGCCCTTGTTGCGTGCGCGCTTGCCGCGCTTCGCCTTCTCCGCGTTCTGCTCGTCAATATCTAGGTCGCTCATCTTGCTCACTTTCGTACCAACCTTCCCAGTCGAGCCTGACCACCATCCGAGAGGGTGAAGGCTGACTGATCTACTTCTAGGTGACCTGCCTTGATCAAGTCTGCAATCGTCTTCCTGTTGAAGATGTGTTCGTTGAGAAAGAACCAGCCGTCCGGTGCAGCTGCATCAGCGTAGCGGATGCTCAGCTTGGCGAACTGCCTGCCGATCTTGGGATCTAGGCACCAAGCGTCTGCGCCTTCTTGCACACAGCGGATGCCGTCATCCAGCTCGTCGCAGAGAATGTCGATCTGGCTCACTTCACGCAGGCCTTGTGCCGCCACTCAAAGCGTCGGCCGTTCTCGTGGATGACGAGTACGCGCTGCGCTGGGAAGACCAGCCGCTTAGGGTCGGTGTAGTCAATGAGCTTGCCGCACTCGGTGCAGTCGGTGACGGTCCACACCGGAGCCTTGGCAGCCCCTGCGCGCTTGGTCTTTACGCCTGCCACGAGAGCGACCTCCACATCCAGACCACTGTCGCTGCCGTGGTGAGCAGGAAGATGAACGACGGTACGACACCGATGCCGCGCTTGATACTAATCGGCAGCGATGCGAAGACCACGAGAAAGAGCGCGGTGTTGATGACAATCAGCGTCACGCCGACATAGGCGAATGCGCTCACAGGTCAGCCAGACCTGAGAGCAGCGCCATCCGGTCGTTGGCGACCTCAATGGCTCCCTCAATCGTCGGCGCTTGAAAGGTCAGTTCTGTGCCTTGTGTGTCGGTTAGAACGATTGTCCAGGTCACCTGATTCTCTTGATCAGCGAATGGGTGCTCGACTCGCACTAGTCCGTCGTAGTGGTAGCCGAGCTGTGCGGCGCGTGTCTCTAGTTCGGTCAGGTCAGTATTGCTCACGATTCCTCCTCATAGGATGACTGCCAAAGACCGTTATCCACCATATGCTTACGCAGGATCGCGTAGGAGTCCTCCGCTGTCAAGTCTGTTGTGTCGATCTGCAAGTCGTACTCGGTTTGCAGGTAGCCAAACTCGGTCACATCGCTGACCCCTTGCAGCACCCCACGCCGCTGTGTCCGAGCCTCCGCCGTAGCGTGGACTCTGACGATCACGATGCCTGGGATGTGGTGCCGGAGGTAGTGCGCCTCTAGCGGCAGCCGTACATCGTCTACCGCGACGAGCCGGTTGGCGCTCTTGACCTTCAGATACTCGGCGTGCCACGCCTTGATCCAGAACGATGCGTCTAGCTCGCGCAGCTGCGCGCCGATCTCCTGCAAGATCTCGCGGCCAGACACTTCGACATCCAGTCCTAGGCGACGCTGGCTGTAGTGCTTACCCTTGTCAAAGTCCTCCCCATAGCCCAGTGCAGCCACGGTGCGGATCGTCTCCGCAATCGGCAGGACCGTATACGGATGCACGCGACGCTGCTCCAGCATCGCCGCGAGCGTTGACTTGCCAGAGCCTTGCGGCCCTACGAATGCGATGTTCATCGGTTGACCCTCCTGAGGTAGTCGATCCACATATGAACGCGCTGTGGATAGCGCTCAAAGAATCCGATGGCTCGGTTGCAGGGTGAGCAGAGCAGCGCCCTGACACACTTGCCACACGAGATCGGCACTCCCTTTGTCCTGCCGGTACTGAGTGTCTCGTAGGTGCAGCAGCGTGGATCGTGATCCACCGTCACCGCCCTAGTCTCGCCAAAGCGGAGTGGCTCCTTGCACGCTCCGCATCGATCAGCCTGTGCCAGCCGTAAGGCCGTGTACTGCTCCATCGTCATCCGATGGTTATAGAGCGTGTACTTCAACACCCTCACAGCTCGTTGGTCCTCAGTCTCTTTCTCCCTCCAGGCTCTCGTTGCCAGAGCGTGCTTGTTAGGGTCCTCTTGCTTACGCATTCTTCTTCACTCCGAGAATCTCTCCGATAGGCAAGAGCCGAGACTTTCCGTCTCGTTTAGAAGGGGATATAGGGGTAGTTCTGCTCTGCTCTACTCTGCTCTGCTCTGGTACCGTTGACTCCCCACCTTTTCGTGCTCGCCAACTTTGCCCACGCGAGGTCGAGGTTGGGTCGACTTGATAGCGAGAGTAGTTCGACACTGCCACGACACCGTCGCCAGATTCGGTCAGAAGGCCCACCTGGATCAACTTATCCACAGCCCTTCCGAGCCGTGAACCGATGACTGACTTGGCGTGTCGGCGATTCTTGTAGACCCCACCGGATCGGAGCGTCTTCACCTCAGCGATGAGGGTGATGAACGCGCGGAACTGCGTGTCGGTTAGAGCTGCGATCTTGTCGTCCTTGTGACTGTTGACATCCCACTTGACCCATAGGCTCATTGAGTCCTCCTACTTCACTTTTAGCGTGCGGTAGATCACGCCATCTGACCACGCCTGATCCTGCTCTGCTTCGTACAGCGCCTGGACTTCGGATGGGGTTTTCCAAATCGGTTCACTCGTTCCTAGGCAGAAGACAAACCAGAGTGGCGATGACTTGCTACCAAACCAAGCCACGCGCTGATCAATGCCCTCATAGTCGACCTGCTTGAAGTTCGCGGTTCCCTTGACCTCAACGACCCTGCAAGTCTTGCCGACAGCGACGAAGTCCGGCAGCTTACGCAACGCAACAGCCAGGCCGTTGTAGAAAGTCTGCGGCAATCGATCACCCTTCTCGTCAAAGCCGAGACGGTAGACCTTGATGTCCGAGTCCTTACACCAATCCTTGAATCGCTCTTCAGCGATGTTGACACCTTT